AGTTATTTAGCTTAATATCCTGTCTTCCCAATTCTCAACGATAAGTTAAGAAAGAAGGCATTTCAGCTCTTATCAATTGATACTCCTATCTCTAGGAAGATTAATTGGTATTGACCCTGAACATTAAGCCCTATAACCACATCTGGTTATTGAATAGTTCGCCGTTTGAAACTAAGTTTCCTCTTGAGTCTCCTACTCAAGGGCCCACTGCCATTTCAGACACAAGCGATCATTGCATCTTCTAGATGTTGATCTTTCAAACAGTCTATATATAACCAATCATTCCCAGGGGTCTACTGACCAAGCTTAGTTACCCAAGCTCATTTACTCAATCATATGATCAAGGATCATCTGATGTACGTAAAACGAGTTTTTGTAAAGCAACGGAGGCGAGATCTCAATGCTTCATCTCCACTTTACGAATGATTAATTCTTGAAGAAATTCAGACTGTTTATCATCTGAACTTTCAGGAAGAAATTCTTCAATAAAACGGAAATGAGGTGTTAAGAAATCTTTATCATTTAAATCAGCCTTCCTATAAGGAGGGTTGAAAAGATTTAAGATTTCAAAACGCTTTACATTGAGAGGTTTCATCTTAAAGCCACTGTTTAATAATTTATCAAACAAGGCTAAAATATGAAGACTCTCAACCTTCTGTTTGGGCACTCGTGGCTTATCCAGAATCTCAGACAGACTCACAAAACTTTCAACCTTCTCTAATATTACCAATAATTCATCTACATCCAATGTAAACAAATTATTAGAATAAAAGAGAGATTTTAAGTTCTCTAAATCTGAACGGATTAACCTTCTAATATAAGACTGAGAAAAGAATCTTTCCCTTAAAATAAGGAAAGGGCCTAAATCCCGTCAAGTTAGAAGCTTAGCCCGTAGTAAGATTAAATCTGCCTGATAATCAGGATTTATCTTGAAAGCATAAGATGCTCTCTTGAAAATCTTGACTAAAAGGAAAATTTTGAATCAACTACGAGATTCAGCGCTAGAGAACATAGCTTTAGGGCCCATCGCTGATAAGTCTTTACCGAAGAATACTGATTTAGTATTCCAAAGTATCAACTTAAAGAAACAGAAAAGGAAATTTTCCGTTTCTTAACAGCAATAATGCTCTTAACTTGTGTTCAATGGCGTACCAGTCATTCAAAAGGTATTGTCTTATTTTGGATAAGAGTCGAGAAGACTGCTAAAATAACAAAATTGTTTTTTAGAGGTCTGTCATCTCAACGGGTAGCTTTAAAGATTGTTTTTAAAGAGGATAAGATAAAATGTTTATCAATTCTTCTTCTAAATCAATCGAATATTGCCACCCGACCTGAAAATGAATCCTGATTTAGGAACATCTTAAGGGAGATTGGACTCACATCTTTTCCATTTAAAGACGTACGCTTTGCAAACTCCACAGTAGGGACCTTCTTATGCGAGATAACACTTTTTGCCATATTTAGGGACACCCCAAATAAGGCCATCAGCTCAACATACTTTTCTGCAAGTGCAGGAGAAAATATAACAATATCATCTCCTAAAACTTCATAATCAGTATTTCATCCAGTGTTTCCAATTAACTTGGAAGCATACTGCATGATAGCATGATGACAAAGTGCCAACATCGCTCAAGAAGATAAAGCTCCCATGGGTTGTCCAACTGCATAGCGGACAGATTTTATGTTTATACCGTAAGAATTCTTAGGTATATAGTAATCTCTATTCACTAAAATCAGTTGTCATAAAGCTGCTAACATCCTTCCTATAAGTCCTTCAAGTATAGCACTCTGAAGAATGATAGGTAGTCGATCAGTAGCTGAAGATAGATCATAGCCATAACAATGACCACTATCTTTTGATTTAGACATAGCCCGTTTAAAGGCTGCATCTTGATCAAAAGTGGCATCGTTCGGTATTTTCTTTAACAACCTAAAGAGCGAATCATGCAATGGTTTAAAGATGGACTGAGTTCATCCGTCAACCATAGCAAAGATTCTAAGCTTCCCAGCTGCTTCTTCTTTAAAACTTAGCCTCCCTAGAGGAGCAAGGGTATTATTAGGAAGCTGAAGTAGTTCACCCTCATAATCTTCTAGAACAACAGGAAGATTAGAAAGGGAACTCTTATCTAACCATAATTTAAAAGACCGAATAGGTTTTTTAGAAAATGAATTAGGTTTAAGAGTCTGGTACACAAGATAACCTTTCTCTCAAGATCCTAAGATATTGAATCTTGAGCCAAGGTCCTTGATAACAGATGAAAAGGGTACTTGCTTTTTAGTATACCTTTTCCCTGCTTTGTCCCTTCAAACTAGATCAGGCATTCCAAACATACCTTTTACTTCTCTTTGAGAAGGAATACCCTTAGATATTGAAGTTTTTAAAATGGCTAAGAGATCATGACCACCGGTCTCTTTTAACCACTTACAAACAGCAAATCAAAGGGCTTTATCCTTCCTTAAGACCATGGCATCACGTCCATAGCCTTGTCAGGAAGCAAAAGAATTAGAAGGAGAAGAAGTTTGTAAAAATAATAGCTTAGGTTTCTTCATTTTAAGAGGGCCTTTATTAAGATCTTTAAAACAAGTTTTAAAGAATCCCAACGACCCCTCCAGAAATGAAAGATTACCTGTAAAACCATCAGTTATAGTATTCAACTTCGCTGTAACAGGCGCGTTGATTACCCTATGTAAAGAATACATACTAAGGTAGAATTGAACTACAGATGAAGAGCCGGACATGATGGCTCTCCTATCCCTAGTACCAATTCAAGCGGGTAAACCGCCCTTAGATAACCGAGGTAAAGGAAACTCAGGTTCAATCTCAGAAAGAGATTTTACCGGAGTCCCAGCTATTACTTTTTGAATGGCTAGTAGAGAAGCTTTAAGGTACTTTACCACATAGAGAGTCCCATTATTTCTATTGAGATATAGAAGATAAAGGACGAATCTATGGTAAACTCTTAGCTTATTGGTAACCTTTCTATCTCTATGAATTATCATTTCGGCTATACGCCAGAAATGTAATTTAAAGATAGCTAACGATTCTTGATCTTGGGTTTCTTGAGAAGGTCCAGGTATAACCTGGGACTTATCAATGACCCGATCAGGTTTCGTTAGGGTGATCAATTTAGACCCATTGAGAATTAATTGTTCATATAATAAATAAGAAGAGAGATCTAAAGTTTTTAAATTTCTTTTCATTTTTTATTATATAGATATATTAAATTCAATGGCCTAAATCTGCGCTGTTCCGGTTGAACCGGTACGCCAGACTCCAGGTACCACCTTTAAGCGAGAAAACCTTATGGTTTCTGCACACTTCCAGCTCATTCGTACGTCTAATCTTGTAAAGGTTAGCTACCCGAGCTCCTAAGACCAAGCCTGTCTTAGAAGACGAGTCATTCGACTCTACAAAAGGTTGACAGCACTCCTGTGCTGGGGACCCTCAAGCTCCGTGAG